CAAAGGGCTGGGGTAATTTTTTATCTGACCGCATTATTATTTGGCGGTTACTATGGCAGTGTTAAGCTTTGGCTTGACCTGCTTTTGAATAGGATACTCTATCGGTAAGGATAGTAACAAGACACAAAAATAACCGCCCTCGGTCAAAGGATGCGGTTATTTTTAGCATTTGATTAACCGGACTAACCGTCTATCGGTAGTCCTATGGGGGACACCTGTTACCAGCAGGTGTCCTTCTTTATGTTCAATATACCACAATCCGCAAGGAGTTTCAATAACTTTCTCCTTCTGATGTCGTCCGGCGGAACTGGTTCAGTCTGTGAGCCAGCTTCTGGTCTTTGTCCGGGTACAGATGGGAATAAGTGTCAAGGGTTGTCTTCACTGATTCATGTCCCAGGCGGTCGGCTATCTCCAAAGGGGTAAAACCGAGTTCTATGAGCATACTTGCATGGCTGTGCCGCAGGTCGTGTACCCTTATTGGCAGCAGTCCGGCTTTCTCGGATGCCCTTTTTATCTCCTTTTCCAAAGAGGATTTCGTGAAATAGAAAATCCGGTCTCCATTCCCAATCCCGTAGAGCTTTGATATATATTCGTGGATATCATCATATAGGAAGTCGGGGATGGAGATACACCGCTTTGCCTTGGGGGTCTTCGGTTCCAGAAACAGCTCTTCCCCCTTTACCTTTGCAAAATTCTTATTGATATCCACCCGCTTCGAGGGAAGGATGTCTGCAGGGGTGAGTGCCAGCAGCTCCCCGGACCGCATCCCGGTGTAAAACAGCATATCGAAAGCAAGCTTTACGGATGATTTCTGAATGGCGCCGGAAAACTGCTCATACTGCTCCTGTGTCCAGATGTTCATTTCCTCTGCTTTGCTTTTCCCCATGCTGCCGGCGGCTTTGCATGGATTGGATGGGAGGCGGTAATGAGCCACGGCATAATTCATCAGCGCCGAAAGCTGGTTGTTGACTGTTTTTAAATATGTCTGGGAGAATGGTTTTCCATCCTCGCCCCGGTATGAAATCAATTCATTCTGCCATTTGCGGATTTTTATGGTGTCAATATCGCACACTTTCAGCCTGCCAAAGTATGGGAGCAGCTTCCCTTCGATAATAAAGCGCTTATTCTCCATCGTAGTAGGCTTCAGACGGTGTTCCATATCTTCCAGATAATTTTCCACAAGCGAAGAAAAGAGTATGTCGCTGGTGTTTTTCTCTTGATCGAGAATGGAACGCTCATACTCTTTTGCCTCCCGCTGCGTTTTGAACCCTCTTTTACAGGTATGCTTATTCTGCCCAGTCCAGTCCGTATAGTTAAAGGCAGCATACCACAATGTTTTGCCGTTTTTTAGGGTGTATTTGTATGCCGGCATTAGATATCCTCGGAAGAATTCACAATGCGGGCCAGTGTTTCATATACATATTCTGGCTCACTTGTTTCTAAAGGATACTGTTGGTTGCCGAACTGGAAGGCAATACCGTTCTGATAAGGAGTGACAGATGACAAAGCAGTTATCTTCTTATCGAAAGCACCTTTGTTTCCGGAGAACACAACCCTTTTATTCGTAATGGAAAGAACTCCGGGTGTGCGTTCCTGCACATCACCTCTGATAGGGGCCGCTTTTTGAGCGCCTACCCTTACAGACATTCCCTTTGCAATCCTGATACTGGTGCCTCGACTTCCACCGGAATATCCTACAATAACATTTTTTGTCTTTACATGAGTGGCAGCCCCACAGTAATGGCAGATTTCGCCATCGGAAAGCATGACATTTGATGGAACAACTGGCAGAGCATCATCAGCAGACAGGTGCTTAGGTCTGTTTCCCTGAATCCGTTCTCCTTTGATCGCTGCATTGAGATAGCAGATAACATCAATTATCCATCCTATTCCAAATAATCCCAACGTGCCAATATAAAGAATGCCCATACCTACCCGTTTCTCTCTGAATTTATGTACTCCGAGCCACCCAAAAAGAAGACAGATTGTAAAATCAGTCCATGCGGCTGTCCATACCATATCACATTCCCCTATCGTTATACATTTTTAAGTCCATGTATCTCTGATCTGCAGTATTGTTTATCTTAATGCTTTGGTTTCTTATTCCGTTTTATTTATTTCTTCCATCATTCCGGCAGTAATAATGCCGGCAGGCAAAGCAACGATTGCAATACCAAAGACGGAGGAGACCATTGTAATTATCCTGCCAATAGTTGTAATGGGATATATATCCCCATAGCCAACAGTAGTTAAAGAAACAGTAGCCCAGTAAACAGCATCAAAGTAGCTGGAGAATGTATCCGGCTCTACATTGAGGATGACTAAAGCGGAAATAAGGACATAAGCAAGAGCAAGGCTTCCTATGGTAAACATTGCTTCTTTTTGTTTTTTAAACACAGTTAAAATCATATTCACACTTTTAGAATATCGTATAAGTTTAAAGACCTTAAAAATCCTGCAAGAGCGTAATAAACGGAAGATTTTTAGCAATCTGAAGCTGCCGTTCAATATGGTCAAGGAGGGCAATATAGATAATAAATCTATTATAGCCATTGGAGTGAATGGATATAGCAGAAGACTTTTTTGATTGCCTGTTTTAATATCTGCGGTAAGCCATCTGAGCAGGTAATCAATAATAAATATAACAACAGTTATTCTGTCAATATTGGACATCCAAACGCTTTGTTCTTTAAAAGCCAATGGGACAATACTTGCACCTATGGCGCACATCATAATCACATCGTAAATTCTGCTTAAAGTATTGCCATTGTCATCAACTTCAATAATTTCATATATGCGTTGTCTGATAGCCATATAACCTGCCTCTTTTGATTGGTTTCTTCCTAAAATTTACCATGACCCCTTCGGTACCACACGAAGGGTATTATTTTCCCATGTTGTCGGTTCCTGTCTTCTTCAAATCATTATCTGCTGCAACAGATGATTCATTGAGATGTTTTAAATAACCTCTTAATTCTCCACGAAATTCATATTGAGCTTTAGGAGGTAATTGGTGGATTAACGATAACCACTCTGTATCTTCGGATGGATAGGAGTATATTGATTTTTCCGTACCAGTGAGTAGAAATTCTGTACTTACGTTTAAAAACTCACAAATGCTAGATATATATTTTGCGGGTGGATCGGTATTCCGTCTCTTCCATGTAGATATTTGACCTGTACCAACATGGATATAATCCGCTAAATCAACGGATTTCAACCCTTTCTTTTCTAGGGTTTCAAATAATCGCTCACATATAGTCATAAACATTCCTTGGAAATCTAACAAATTATAGTTTTTTATATTGACAACTCGCAAATGTTAGATTATTATAAATATACATAACAACAAGTTACAATAAATTCTCACAATCACCGTCTGCAACCGGAGAAAGGAATTCGAGAAGACCATCTGACAGCTTGCTTCTGCCAGACGGAACAACTCCCACAGTTGTTTACCCTGGCCTGCATTGTATGACCATAAATCGTTCTGGTTTTCGATAACCTGATTTTGGCATAGCTGCTTTAAGCAAGATTAGCTATTTTTGTCAGGCAATGCCACTTAAGCAGTTATGGTTCTGCCATGCAAATATTATGTACCCAGCTAGCTGGCATAATCTAAGGCTGTCCCGTTGCATTTATCTGGGAGCACATTGTCCCAGAACCTTATATAGGGAGCGAGGTATCTCAAAAATTTTTTTACTATTTTTTTCAAGAGAACACCTTCTTCCATTTGGAATATTTTGCACAAAATGATTTTAACACATTATTGCAACTTGTTAAAGAAGAAATTTAGAAAGGAGGGATTGCATGAGCAAAACAATTACGCCGTGGGGCAAACAGTGCAAGGTGCAGATGACGCTTCAGGGTCTGACCCTGAAAGAATTGTCTGAGGCAGTTGGGCTGTCACATACATATGTATCTGCCATTATCAACGGGAGAATCATTGCGCCGCAGGAGACGGTGGAAAAAATTAACAAGGTGCTAGAGCCTGACAAAGTTTCTGTTAATTAACAGTATAAGATATGGAGGCAAAACAGAAAATGGCAAATGTTACAGCAAAGACAAGCTCCAACGCATTTTATAAAGCGCGCCATGAGGCCGCAAAGCACAACGAGCAGCTAAGCAGCCGGGAAGGGGCCGCAGACATAATGTCGATTGACAGAGGCCGCCTATATAGAATTGAAAGCGGAATAGCGAATCCCTATCCAGAGGAAATCCATCTGATGGCAGATTTGTATAATGCTCCGGAATTGGGAAATTATTTCTGCACGAATATATGTCCGCTGGGTGGGGAAATCCCCAAAGCGGAGATTGCAGGCCTTGACCGAATTACGGTCAGAACATTGTCAGCCTTCCGCAAGTTGGAGGATACAAAAGCGCTGCTGCTTGATATAACCGAAGATGGCGTGATTGATGAATCCGAGAAAGCGGACATGGAAAAGATCCTTGAAGTGCTGGAAGAACTGGAGAAGATCACGCAGAGCATGAAACTGTGGATAAAGAAAAATCTGTGATTAGGAGGCTCGGATGGGCAAGTTGTATGGTGGTAGGAATCGGAGGTGTACAGAATGGATGCTTTAAATACAGCGCCAGGAGTTATGCGGAAAAGCACACGGATATTTGTCACGCAGGAAGATGTGGCAGTGCTCCTGGGATGTGGAAAAAGTAAAGCGTATGACATTGTTCGTGAAGTGAATGAGCAGGCTAAGAAGAAGGGGAACCATCCATTCCCGGCGGGCAAGGCAAACAAGTATCTGTTTTCGGATATTTTTGATATCCCGATGGATGAAGTGGATAAGGTTATCAACGGAGAATAGGAGGTGCGGCGATATGGCATACTACAACACTTGCCCGAATTGTGGTTGTAATCTGGATCCGGGCGAGAAGTGCGATTGCGAAAATGAAAAGGCAAGGGAACAGGAGAAGAAACAGAAATTTTTCAGCAGACATTTGAAAATGGAATCAAAGGCCGGACAGTTTGCGTTCGTGTTCGACAGCAAGGAGGGCGGCGATGAAAAGAAGATGTGTATTTAGCGTGGCTGTAGTGGCAACGCTTGCAGCCCTGTCTATTGTAGCATTTGCAAGCAGCTTGACAGGAATGTCTGCTGATGGAATATCAGAGCAAAGAATGGTGTCTGAAACTGCAGCTGTCATTAAGCCGGGGACAACGGCCGAGCCGGGACAGGACGTAGCAGAGACCGCCCCTGCGGAGAAAATTATGGAAGAGCCTTATCAGTCACTTATTTCCAGCATGGATTGGGATGCAGAGGAATCATATCTGCTCGCTAAAATAGCTATGGCAGAGGCGGAGGGCGAAGACATAGAAGGGAAAGCCCTTGTGATGCTGGTGGTGCTTAACCGGGTTTTTGATGATGAGTTTCCTGATGCCATCGAAGAAGTCATATATCAGCCGGGACAGTTCAGCCCCGTATCTAATGGGAGGTTTGACAAAGTGGAGCCTGATACGGATTGTTGGGCGGCATTGGATTTGATAATGCTTGATAAGTGGGATGAAAGCTGCGGCGCCATCTATTTTGAAAGTAAGAGCGAATCCACATGGCACAGCGAAAACCTTATTTTCCTTTACCGGCATGGAAAGCATTATTTTTACACAGACAGGGAGGAAGACGGTGATTAAAAGAAAAGTTATAAGAAACTTGGTGGCGGTTTCGTATACCCTGGCAGTGACATTCTTTGCCGGGAAATGGATTATATGCATGGCATATCTTGAAAGGGGATATGAGGCAGTCGGCGGCGAATATTGTTTGATGCCGCTGGTTGGCTGGATGGCATGGAAAGCGGTTCACTATTTATTTGACACACTGGAGGATTTGAAATATGAGCAAAATTGTAAAGAAGGAAGAAGTTGAGAGACTTCTCGGATGCGGGATAACAGATGAGCAATTTAAGGCGGCATTGGAGCATGCTCGGAGAAAGCAGGAGTACATATACAGGCGGGAATGCCGGACGGTGGTATTGCATCACTGGTACCTCGTTAAGCTGACAGAGGAATATGTCAGAAGACTTGCTTTCTCACAATTCAACATGGATTTATGCAAGGCCTTGCGTGATATGGAAAAAGAGCACTCGGTCAAAAACCAGAGCGCCCCTACGGATAACCATATTGTAGCAGTTCCTGCCTTATAAATCAAGCAAAAAATACAATATGGAGGTAAATTTATGAATAATTCTACTACTTTGGCTGAAATTCAGTCAAAATATCAAAACTGCAATCTGCTGATACCGGCAGCTACATCGGTGCAGATTAATCCTTTTTATAAATGTACTGTTATGGAGGTCGTACCGGATACCTCGGATAATTCCGGCGATATTTTCAAGGTTGGAAATACGAAGGTGGGAGAAGACAGAAACGGAAAAGCTGTCTATGTGGATGTATTTTCTCTTGCAAATCCTGATGCTCTGCATGGGGATGCCAGCAACAGTGGAGCCACCAGAGGATAAAGAGGCGGCTGTCTGTATGCTGATAGATGGCAGCAGGCTTTTTCGAGCCATGGCAGGGGATTACGTCCTCTGTCTGTTTCCCGGAAAAAGACAGATGGCAGCAGTTGAACATGGAGGGCAGATCACAAAGGACATTATGGGACGGTTTGCAGACGCAGTCAGGGCATATTCCCAATACTGCAAGGAATATGCCGACAGCCAGGAAGTGACGGAGCAGTTAAAGGCAGAAAATCAGATTTTATGGGTTCAAGAAATGAATAATATTCGGGCTTGTGTGAGGGAGATTGTAAATAGTGAGATGGTTTATATTTAATGCGGAGAAAGCTATACAATTATTTATTCAGAAGAAGTGAAATATAGTTATTGCGGGTGGAGCGGGGTGCTGCTCCACCTTTTAAGAACAAAGAAAAATCAGTCAAAA